ACAACCGGGCCGTTAGAAACTGACCCGACACCCACCTCCGTTAGCGAGGCCGGGCCGTCTGAAGATGATGACACCCGACTGAAGCAACTTATTGAAATCGAAATTGAAGAAACGGAGGTAATATTCAATGCCTGAAATTAAAGAGGCCAAACAAGTTGGCTGGCGCGACAAATTGGGCAAGGCCCAAGCTTTGTTTGCCCAGGTCAAAGAGATTATCAATGACCCGGAAGCCGATACCGAAAAGAGAAATCAGGTAGAAGGTTTGCTTGAGCAGGCCCGGCAACTGAAGGCAGACGCCAATCAACTGAAAGAAATTGAAGAGGCCGCGCAGGCAATGCAAGACGACATTGCCAAGGCTGAAGAAAAAGAAACCAAAACGCAGGAGACTGCCGAACAAGAGCAAAAGGGGGCCAATGGCGATGGCCCAGGCGAGTTTAAATCCTGGGACGGTTTTTTGAACGCCATCTATTATCACCTGCATCCCAAGGCTGATGTTCGACGGCCTGACCCTCGCCTTGTCCCGTTCCGCGAGAAACGCAGCAATGTTGTCCCGGAACGTAAGGATAGTAAGCAGATGGTCGAATCTGTGGGGGCCAGCGGTGGCTTTTTGGTGCCGACTGAGTTCTTGCCCCAATTGCAGGCCATCCAGGGCGAGATGTCTATCGTGCGTGGCCGGGCTACGATTATCCGCATGCGCCGCCGGGCTATTCAGATTCCTGTGCTTGACCAGACGGGTACAACCAGCGGTATCCCCCACTGGTTTGGCGGGATGCAATTCTACTGGGCGGAAGAAGCGGCTGAGAAAACCGAAACCGAAGCCACGTTCCGTCAAATTGAACTTGTAGCCCATAAGCTGATTGGCTATACCCGCGCATCTGACGAGTTGTTGGACGATAGCGCCATCTCGTTGACCGACTTTCTGAGCGGTCCAATGGGCATGGCTGGGGGTATTGCCTGGATGGAGGATTATGCATTCTTCCAGGGCACCGGAACCGGACAGCCGCTTGGTGTTATTCCTGCCCCTGCCACGATCAACGAAGGCCGGAATGCAGCCGGGGCCATCTCTTTTGATGACCTGGCCGATATGATGGAAGACTTCCTACCGACTGGAAATGGTTTGTGGACAATTACCCAGTCTGCGATGTCTGACATCATCCAGCTTAACGGGCCGGCAACCAACCCATCCTACATCTGGCAACCCAATGCCAGAGACGGTGTACCCGGCTATATCCTGGGTTTCCCAGTCACGTGGTCGGAGAAGGTGCCGCTGATTGGCAATAATGGTGATGTGGTGCTGGCAGATTGGCGCTATTATCTGATTGGCGACCGGCAGGCCACCACCTTGGAAACTACCCAGTACGATTACTGGCGCTATGACCAAACATCGTGGCGTGCGGTTCACCGGGTTGATGGGCAACCGTGGTTGTCGTTGCCGCTTACGTACCAGGATGGGACAACGCAAGTTTCACCGTTCGTTATCCTGGCCGGTGTAACAGGTAGCTAAAGGAGATATGACAAATGGCATACACTAACAGAGTTTCAGAAAAGCTTTATCCCCTGGCATCTCACGATCCGCGCACTCGACAAGTGGCGACACACGTTTCCGCTTACGTCAACATGGAGACTTACCACCGGGCGTGGTTTGTCCTGCATGTGGGTGACATGGGCGCCAATGCTACGCTGGATGCTGGTGTCCAACAAGCGCAGGATGCGACCGGTACTGGCGTCAAGGCTATCACCGGTAAGACCATTACCCAATTGACCCAAGCCGGCGGCGACGGGACTGATGATTTGATCTGCATAGAGTTGCAGACCGAAGAGTTGGACGTTGACAACGGCTTTGAGTTCATCCGGTTTTACGTGACCATTGCCGTAGCCGATTGCGTGTATTCGGCTGTTTTGTATGGTGGTCCCAGTGTGCGTTACGCGCCTGTCCCGACTACCAACTGGACTGAGATTGTAGGGTAATCTAACAAACAAGGGGTGGCTATATGGCCAAGGTTTGGGTTAGGGCCAAAACAATAATATACGTTGAAGAGGACGGTAGAATGGTTACATACCATCCTGGCGACTGGTGCAGGATGGGCAGGCAACAGGCCAGAGAATATTTGGTAAAAGACCAGATCGAAATTCTCAAAACCAATGTGCTGCAGACTGTTCAAGACCTGTCTAATTGCGCGATATTATTGCAAGAGGCGTTAGCCGAACCAGGGCTTAGTTTGTTGCATCAAAAATACCCCGGTGTGCCTGTGCAATTACACACCGGGGTATATCCTAATTATGCCAGGTTTCTGCTTTGGAATCCCAAAGCAGTACTTGACCGCAATCTCATCGCTGTTGGCTTTAGCTTGCTTGACCACTGGCAAATCGCTGTTCCCCTTTATAACTACAAAGTACTGGCTGAACATGTTGGTACGCCAGAGGATAGAGAGCGGGTCAAAGAGATTATACATGACCTGCGCGTACCCATTTATGATACGCGGGTAATGTTTGTCAGGCAATGCGCCGAAACACGAGATTTGTTTGAGCGTTGGGATTATGGGACAGAGCTTGATTTCCTGGTGGCGTTGTATCAGACCAGACCGGTTATAAATGCTTTGCCACCGACATGGATACTCAAGGCGTAGTCTATATAGCCATCGGCCCAAAGGCCCAGGCTGAAGCAGAGCAAAGCGCCGCTAGCCTGAAGAAATACAACGACTTGCCGGTCACCGTCATCTCAGAGTTTGATAACCCCGGCAAGGGCGCACGTTGGGCCAAGCTGAATATAGACAGGCTCGTTGACTATGACCGGGTATTGTACTTAGATGCTGATACCAGAATACACGGAGACATTACTGTCGGTTTCAACTTTCTCGATGATTGGGACATCGCCATCGCTCCGAGTGAAAACCAGGGCGGTGAAGTATTTAAGCATATCAAAACTGGTGAACGGCTGCAAACCATCCGAGAGCTTGAATATGTACCCCTACAGCTGCAAGCCGGGATGATGTTCTTCCACCGCCAGCGCTGCAAGCAATTATTTGAATTATGGCGGCAAGAGTGGCTAAGATGGCAAGATCAAGACCAGGCGGCATTACTCAGGGCAATGACGAAATGCCCGATGAGGGTGTGGCTTCTGGGCTACGACTGGAACCATCGGGACGGTAAGTTGATACAACATTTGTTTGGCAGGTGTAGGTAATGAAAATCGTTAATCTTCCAATTGGGGATAATCCACCCAAATTACCGCCCAATATAAAATGGCCTGAAGAACTGAAGGGGTCAATTAGGGAAGCAAAATCAAAAAACCCTGATTGGGGCAATGATTACGGCGCACAAGAAAATAAGTCTTTTCTTAATTTAGTATCTTATGTATTTCAATTATTAAAAAGATGAAAGTACACGTTATCACCGATAGAATAGACAGCGACAGGATATTACCCCGGCTCGCCCGGTATCTGTCCATTTTTAATAATTGGACCCTGGGCACCGAACCGGAAATATCAGCTGACTTTAACTATTTCAACAATTACGGCACGTATAAGCGGCAATGTGCGGGCTGGCATGGTACGCCAATGGGGGCGTATTTCTCTCATCTCGATACCACCAAGGCCGATAAAGAGCGGCAATGGTATAACATCGCCGAAATAATGGACGTGTGTACTACTACGGCCAGGATTTATCATCAGTATTTGCCGGAAGAGAAAATATACTACTGTAGGCCACCGGTTGAAGTGGATCGTTTTGTCATTGCCAAGCAACCCAAGAGGGCCAGGCCGGTAGTAGGCGTGTCCGGTTTTGTCTATGGTGATGGGCGCAAGGGCGAAGAATTATGGCGGCAATTGGCCGTCAGTGACGTAGGACAAAAGCTTGAATTGCAGGCAGCCGGGCGCGGCTGGCCAGGGGTGCGTACCCGATATTACCAATGGAATGAGTTGGTAAAATTCTTCCAGTCGCTTAATGTCCTGGTCATCCCCTCTCAATTTGAGGGCATCCCGATGCCGCCATTGGAGGCATTGGCCTGTGGGATCAAGATCGTTATCCCCCGTGGCGTGGGGATGCTAGATGACCTGCCCGATGTTGACGGCATTTACCGTTATGAATGCAACAACGCCAAAGACTTTATTACCCAAACGGAAAAGGCGGCGTTTTCTGACCCGGTTAACCGGGATGCGCTGAGAGAAATTATCCTACAAAATTATACCGTTCGACATTGGGCTGAAGATCATCAAAAAATGATTGCCGATTATTTTCAACAGGAGGACGTGGGCAATCTGCCAGATTGGAAAGAAAACGCCGGCGTGTATCTTGTGGCCTTTGGTGAACCGTCCCGCAAGTGCGCCCAGCGTTGTATTGACAGTATCCACGAACATATGCCCGGCCTGCCCGTGGCCCTGGTATCTGATAAGCACCTGGGCAAAGAAGACGTATTTATCAGGCAACAGGACGCCGACATCGGGGGCCGGATCGCTAAACTGAAGTGCGATGAGCTCGCCCCGGATCATTGGACTTATATCCTATATGTTGACGCCGACATAGAAGTTGTGGGCGACATCTCATTTTTGTTTAATGTCTTGCGGGACGGTTGGGAATTTGTCATCTGCAAAGACAACAATAAATATGGTCTCGTGCGAGAAATGAAACGTCCCGATAACCTAGATGAGTGTACCGAAACATGGGCCAAGATGGGGTCTGCTGAACTGTTGCAATACAATGGCGGCATGATGGCTTACAGGCGCAACCGGAACACCAAAAGATTTTTTGAAACCTGGCAGCGCGAGTGGAATAAATACGGTAAGCGCGATCAGGGGGCTTTGCTCAGGGCTTTATACGATAAGCCGCTTAGAATGTTTGTCTTGATGAACCAATGGAACGCAACGACCCGGTATGAAATGCCCAATAGCGAAATAGCTATCAAACATCACAACATGGAGGCCAGGCGCTGGCAAGGTATTATTGATGGGCGCATTGACAGTGAGGAAGCATGGCGGCAGGTGAAAAAGTATCGGGCTAAATTGAGGGCAGCATGATTGAAGAAGCTATCCGACGGGCCATAGAATGCAATGCAATGCTTTATAATCGCAAGCGCAATTGTGCGGAAAGCCAGCGGGACGCTGAACTCAGATGGATTTATGAACTGGCCGAAATTGCGCCGGATGGTAAAGCGGTCGAGTGCGGTGTCTGGGAAGGCGGCTCGCTGGTCTGTTGGGCGATGGCCAGGGAAGGGCGTGGGCCACTGATTGCCGTGGATATAGATTTTAAGCCGGAATTTGATGACAACCTGGATAGGTACGGGCTTTTCGTGCGGAAAGTTCGCTCAACCACAGAAGAGGCGGCAGCGATAATACGGGGAAGGGTGGCATTCTGTTTTATTGACTCTGACCACAGAAGCGGCATAGGAAAAGACATCAAGGTATGGCCTGACAAGATAATGCCGAATGGTGTAATTGCCTTCCACGATTATGGGGTCTGGAAACCCTGGATTATGGTTAAAAAAGAAGTTGACAAGTGGCAGAAAGAGGCCGGCTGGGAGCTATTAGGGCAGGTGGGGTCACTGATAGGATTTAGGAAACCAAAATGAACTATTTCGACTTACCCCAACCCGCCTTAGTGATTGCCCCCAGCCGAAGCGGGGCGACATTTCTCTGTCATTGTCTGGACAGCCATTTCCAGATAGCTTGTGAACGGTCTGAACCGTTTGGCGAGTTGTTTTACTGGCACCACTTGGGCATAAACCATCGTGATCTGGCAATAGCTTTGTGGCAGCGTATAGGATACCGGGCTTCAATGTTCAAATTATCTTATCGCCAATTGCGCAATGGTTATATCACAACGGAAACCATAAAAGAATTTAATCCAAAAATCATACACTTGCATCGGCTAAATATATTTGAGGCCATCGTATCGGCAACCCTTAACACCCTGGTGCGCGATGGCAAACTAGATCACCCGATGCACACGTATGAACCGGTAGAGCAGCAAAGCATAAAAATAAATTGCAATACCCTATTAGCCGATATAGAAGGTTATGCCTATCGCGTGACCAGGATGCAGCAAGCATTAGATGCGCTTGATACCATTGAGGTAACTTATGAAGAGATAACTTCGGATGGTATGACATTGCCCGAAAAGGTAGCCGGCAGAATTTGTGACTTTTTAGGCGTCAATAACGATATGGTTATGTTTTCGGAGTTGACGCGGCTCAATTATGCCCCTGAGATTGTCAATATAGAAAAGGTGAAAAAGGTATTGGCTGGGACAGGGCATGAATGGATGCTTGAATAGGGTTGAGGGCAGCATGATTGTAGACATTGTTATCTGGACATATAACCGGCCCGAATATTTTAATCGCACTCTGAGCGCTCTCATTGAAAGAACCCGAAGCCCTTACCGGCTACATTTTATAGATGATGGTTCGACAGAGCAATACCTGCCCCACAATGTGGCCGATAGTATTTTAACAAGGAGACAAAATGCCGGGGCTTTTGCCAATTTAATGGCCTTAAAGGGTATAACTCAATCTGAGATCATTGTTACTGTGGATGATGATGTACTCGTACCAGATGTTAAACCGGATTGGTTGGCGCGAGGATTAGAGATAATAAAAGATCCCGGTTTTGGAATGTTCAGTCTTAATGATGCGTCAACTAAGCAAAGAAATTCGAGGCATGTTATCGAAAGAGGCGATCTGGTGACTACCTGCGGTCGGCTGGATGGTCCCATTATGTTTATTAAACGACATTTATTATTTGATTGCCCCAAACATCTTATGGAAGGCCAACAAACGCCAGCCAAACAACTTAGTGTTTTTGCCTGTAGGCAGGGGCTTAAAGTAGGTTTTCTGACCTCTACCTATAGCTGGCATTTCGGAACGTGGTCGGCACGCACTAATGAAGATATATCTCATATTATTTTGCCTGAACCGGTAGACCTAAAGACTTTTTCCGATACGGCCCGCGAGTGAATGTTATGTTAAATATAGCCCTGGTAGTCAAGGCAACCGAAAGCACTCAGGATAGGGACAACCGTAATATGGGCTGGTGGTCATATGCCGTCCCTCAATTCAAGTGGCGCCATTTTGTTTATGGGGTGCGGCGCGTATCGGCCAGGGAAATGAACGGCTATGACCTCATCTTCCAGGAGGATGCCGGTCCGCGGAAGTTCAAACAACGAAGAATACCGCTTGTATACCTGGCTGTTGACGGTTCGCTCTCTGATGACCATCTTCAAGCGAGGCTGGAGCGGGCCGAACAGGCAGACTTGATATTGGTAGATCATGATGACCTTGATAAATATACCTGTTTGGGCAAGCCTGTCAGGCGGCTTAATTATTGCGTCAATGATAAATTGATGCGTGATTACAATGAGCCAAAGACAATTGACGTGTCTTTCCATTGCGCTAGTGGAGGGAATAAGGATAGACAGAAAATCAGGTCAATGCTATCAACTTATTGCAAAAAGCGGGGCTATGTCTACAAGTCCGGTGTGCTGAATATTACCGAATACGCCAGGGCAATGAACCGCAGCAAGATTGTGGTCAACTGGCCACGGGCACAAGGCAACCGACCGCACCGGGTTTTTGACGCGATGGCCTGCAACGCCTGCTTAGTATCCGGCAAATTGCCAACAGTACCGGGTGATGAACTGGTACGCGGGCGTGACTATGTTGAGGTCAACGAGATTAGAGAAATACCGGACGCTATTGACGCGCTGATGGCTGATGGCTCGTGGCAGCAAATTGCCAAAAATGGTCACAAACTGGTAGGGAAATATCATACCTGGGCTATACGGGCGGGACAGCTTGAGCAGATATTGCAGGGGGTGTTATAAATGTTATTCCTTGGTCACAATAATCGGAGAATTCGAGATTGTATCACAATAAATCCAGACAAGATGCGATACGATAGTATGGACGGGGCAAAGTGGAGGTCCCTAAAAAGAGAGTATCCTGAAGTTCAATTGACTGAACACCTTATCCATTCATTTTTTCTTGATCAGATAGATGAGAAATTATTAAACGGAGTCTTACCGTTGGGCAATGCCTACAAGATGGTCGATATTGTTATTGATTTGAGAGCGGCAATAGAGGATGTTGTCAGGATGCAAAAATCATCAGATAGGCTCTTGGATTTGCTTGGCGAACTGGATGAAATGGCCAATTATCAACAACACGGTAGGGTGAATTAAATGAAAGTCCTCCTAACCGGCAATAAAGGCAGACTAGGAAGTCGTGTCCAACCTCTACTTGAAGCTGACGGGCACCAGGTGGCTTGTTTCGACAGGCAAGACGGCCTGGACATTTTGAACCCAAACCAACTAAACCAGGCAGCAAACGGTTGTGATGTGATCATTCACCTGGCGGCTATTCCGCATCCGCAAAAAGGCAGCCTAGAGGACTATTTTAGGCAGAATGTTGAGGGCACTTTCAATGTCTTACAGGCAGCCGTAGCCAACAAAGTTAAACGTGTGGTTTACTCAAGCAGTACCGGCTACTATGGCTGTGATACCAACATACGCGGTTATTTCCGGGCGCTCTGGTATCCGATCACCGAAAAGCACCCGCCGGCAACGTCGCATCAACAATTCTATGGCTGGCTATCGGCCTACAATCAGAGCAAGGTGATGGCCGAGCAATTGCTTGCCTTGTATGGCACAAACCGAGAAGTACAAGCGGTCGTGCTGAGAATAGCGCCAGCCAATTCCAAAGCCGAACAATACCGCAAGTTTGACGCGGCTCACCTTAAAAAAGATGACTGGCGTCTCCATGTAATGTTGGCAAATTGCCATCCTGATTATGCAGCAAAAGCCCTGGTATTGGCGGCTGATCTTAACAAAAAATTGCCTGATTGGTCGGTATACAACGTAACTGATAGGTATTTACCGGCGAGCTTTACGCCAGAGATGGCCTTGACCATATTTGGGGTAGAGACTAAAAAGTCATTATTTGATATTTCCAAAGCCGAACGCGTGCTTGGTTGGGAGCCGTGTGAGGAGCGATGAAGCTATCGGTCATTGTCCCGACGCTTAATCGTTTTGATGCGCTCAGGAGAACCATAGAAAGCATCAAAGAGCATACCGCCAAACTTGATTATGAGATCATCGTCATAGATGGCGGCTCAACAGATGGCACCAAGTGGTGGCTTTATCATCACAATGATCTGATTATTTTACAGCACAACCGCCGCACCGGATGCGTTAAGGCATTCAATGACGGGTTCAGAATAGCCAGCGGTGAGTATTGCGCCCAACTATCAGACGACGTGGAATTGACAAGCAATTGCTTGGTCGCCGCCTGCAAAATGCTGGATACGGATGATAAATTAGGCCAGGTAGTTATTCATCATAAGCAGGGCGGCAAGATACAATTCCCAATGTTTAGCACCGACCACGGCAAGTTTTTATTTGCCGCCTTTGGGGTGACTCGTAAGTCACTGGGCGACAAGGTTGGCTGGTGGGGCGATTATTACCATCAGCAAGGGGACCCGGAATTATCTATCAAGATTTACAATGAGGGCTATAAAATAGCTCTTTTACCTAATCATTTTATCTATCATCACCCAGGGCCTAGCGAGGGCCGGTCACACTATCGGGACGCAGAATTATTCTATGAAAAATGGCACGATTGGAGTCCGAGATGTTGTCATCGTAATGGCGACATACAACGAGGCCGCTACTATAACAGAATTGCTAAGCGAACTGCCTTATTTGGTAATCGTTATAGACGACAGTTCACCAGATGGCACCGGCGACCTGGCGAAAGCTTGCGGGGCAGTTGTTGTCAGTCGCCCGCGTAAAAGTGGTATCGCTTCGGCCTATTATGATGGATTCCGGGTGGCCCTGGATGATAAACCGCGCTATGTAATCCAGATGGATGCCGGGGGAACCCATAAGCCGGAAGATGTACCCCGCCTGATATATCGGGCAAAGGATGGCTTTGGCCTGGTAATAGGTAGTCGCTTTATGAAAAAAGTACCAATTAACAAGCGGTCTATAATTTCAAAGATAGCAGCTTTGATGTTTGGCTTACTTAATATCCCAGTTTGCGATGCCACCAGCGGCTTTAGGTGTTGGGATGCCCGGCTATTGAAAAAGGTTATCGAAAGACCGTTTCGAGCTAGGCATTTTGCATTTCAACTTGAAACACTTTACCGAACGGATAGATTAGGTGCAAAAATAGCAGAAATACCAATTGAGTATAAATTGACGAACTCATCATTTAGACTATCAATGCTATACGAAGCATTGAAAATATACATAAGATTATTGAGGGGTGAAATATGAATAAAGCAAAATCTATAACTGCCATATTGGTAGCCATATATATTTTAGTAGCTGGTTACTTAAGTTATTTTGTTGATCCAGCATATAGCTACGCGTTTATTCTTCCACTTTTGGCACTATCTGTAGGGTTAATATCTTGGATAATGGAACATTGGAATGATTAGGAGATTAAATATTGAGTAACGTAGGGTCCCATGCTTTGCGCGATATAAGCAAGGTAGACATAGTAACCGGGGCCAATGGGTTTCTGGGCCGTCATTTGGTCAAGGAATTAAAGAAGGCCGGGCGTGATTTATTTCTGGTGTCGTCCAGTCAATATGATTTGAGACACAAAGCCGCCTGCGAGAAACTTTTTAAGGATGCCGGAAGGGTAGATCGGCTATATCATCTGGCCGGCCTGGTGGGCGGTATAGGCCATAATCGCAATCATCCGGGGGCGTTCTTTTACGATAATATGGCGATGGGCATGAATATTATCCACGCCGCCAAGGGAAGGGTTGATAAATTGGTGATGATCGGGACAACATGCTCTTATCCAAAATTTGCGCCTGTCCCATTTCGTGAGCATGCCCTATTTGATGGCTACCCGGAAGAGACCAACGCCCCCTATGGCATTGTGAAGCGGGCGCTCTTGGTGATGCTTAGAGCGTACCAGGATGAGTATGGCCTACGTTTTGCCTATCTCATCCCGACGAATTTATACGGGCCTGGTGATAATTTTAATGATG